TCCACCTTGGGCACGGTCGTAGACATAATCAGCCCTTTATTGTCGTCTTCTATCATTTGTTTTATAATATCCAGCAGATTGTCTGCCGACTCGTTATTATTTCCCATCTTTGCCATTACTTTATATCTCAAATTGTACTACAAAATCAAATTCCCGCCGCAGCGTTCCGATCTGACACGCGCTCTCGATATCCCCGCCGGCGGGAAGAAAAATCGTTCTTGATCGCGTATGACACCTCACACCTTTTTTTCGCAGTCTGTAAAGCATTCCCGCCCTGCGCTTTAGTTTTTTTTGCTGAATATCAACCATTTTTATAACCACCCCGATTTAATCGCCCTCTCCAGCTTCGCCGCCGAGCGAACGACCTCTTTAACAAAACGCCTCGAATCATCCGACACCTTCGGATTGTTATAACATGCAAAATCAAGAATATTAGCCAATTTCACCGCCTCAGTCGGCTCTAAAGCCAACACCACGCGCTCACCTGCTTTTTCTTTTAATGTCACGACATCCATATCAATCAATTTAATTCAAATTAAACTCCTGATTCATCCCCCTGCGCACCACCTCCGCAGCAACCGCTTTCGTGTTTTCCAGCGCCTTGCGCTGATTATTAAACGCGAAGTATGCGGCCCGAAGCCGCTCCGCCGGCACAGCGTTGAAGTTCTTTTTCTTCGCGCGCCGGCACACCCACGCCTTTACATAATCGATGCTTGCCTCCTGACCGTTCGCACGCATAAACGCACACCCGGCCGCAATCACCCGTTTCCGAAGCGCGTCCATCTCCGAGCGCTTCCCGCCTTTCAGCATATCGTCCATCTTATTGCAGATTTCCGTCAGCTGTTTTACCGATAAATCTTTCGACGTCGTAACCCCGTACGCCGTGAGTATTTCCATCTTCCCGTCATCATCGAGCCGCGCGATTCCCAGCAGGGTGTGAAACCGCTTAATCAGCCCTTTCTTTCTCTTCTCAAGTGTTGTCTCCATCGTAATTCGTAATTCTTAATTCGTAATTGTTTATTTCACATAGAATTTCTCCGCCATCTCCTCGCTAATCAGGTATTCGCCATTTCCCCCGAAGCGACTTGTAACAAACGCCTTAAAGCCGCGCACGCTAAAGATCACGTCCGAGTCCTGCATAATCCGAAGCGCCGCCTTGCCGTCGGGAACATTGCCCTTCACGTGACTGATAAACACGAACAACTTATCCGGAAAAGCAAGTTTCATTTTCTTATATTCCGCATAAGATAGCCCCATAAATTGCACGGAGTCAATAAAAATAACACCGTACTTCCTGTTATGCGACAGTCTGAAATACAAGTCATCATAAAACTCCCGATCCAGCAAGAAGAAGTTCCGTCCCACTTCGTGCATATTCTGCCGTTCCACAGCCATCCGCACCGTCTTCCTGATCCCTTCTTCCACACTGTTATAAAGTACTTTCTTATGCTCTGCTAACGCCTTAGCGAGCGTCATAGCCATCGACGTTTTGCCGTTCTTGGGCGGCCCGTACACGAACCACGTGCCGCTCAGTTCCACTTCGCCCATCGCGTCGTCCAGCTCTTCGCCGAGACTCACGCTCGATGCCGTCCGCATCTTTGCGAGTTCTTGCACGCTGTACGCACGCTTCATTGCGCCTGCTCCTTCTTCTTATTCAGTGCATGACACTTGCGCTTCACACGCCGCAGATCGCCCTCGCAATCCGTCTTTACAGCGTCGATCATCCGCTGCTCCTGTACGCCATTCGCGCGGCATACGTCCGCGATATCCGTCACGCTCACGCCCGGCATGGGGATAAACTTCCGGCCGATCCGCGAGTAAATCTCCTTATATCCCTTCTTGTTTAACCGAAGCCCGCGGCGGATCTTCTTCTCGAGGTAATCCGTCGCCATCATCACGATGCCGCAATAGTCTTCGAGCTTGTTATAGAAGGTAATAAAGAAGAAGAGCACTTGATCACTCAGCTTATCCGCCTCGTCAAGAATAATAAGGGGTGCATCCTTGCGTTTCAGCTCATTCACAACGTCGAGCACCATATCTCCGACCGTGTCCCCGGCGGGGTTCTTTCCCATTACCCGCAGAAGCTCCTGCAAGAAGATTTTGCGGTTCCAATATTCAGAGCACCCCAGCAGATAGACATTCTTATGCGTTTCGCTGTATGCCTTTCCCGTCAACGTCTTGCCCGTCCCGGCCTCGCCGCACACGGCGAGCACCAGCGCGTTCTCCTGCGCATCCTCGAAGATGCTCGTAAGCGCCTTGTAATTTCTTGTTTCCACGATGTTCCATTTTGTGTATTTTACCCCGATTTGTGCCGCCACGCTGCGCCACATCTTTTCGCTAATCAGCTCCCAGTTTTCCGTTAGCATCTGCGTAATCGTCGCACCGCTAACACCTTGCAGCGAATTTGCCGCCTTGTTCTGACTGCCCATCATCTCGCAATATTCCGCGAGTCGCGTGCAGATCACCTGCTTTTCTTCTTGTGTAATCATCTGTTTTATTGTTTTTTAATAGTTGTCTAATAAGTCATAATCCCCGTCAATCGACTGCAGCATATTGCTTTCGTCTTTCAGCACCGTGCCGATGTCGACCTTCTTCTTGCGTTCGCGGACATCCCGCTCCACGCCGCGCAACTTCGGCATATTAAGCCCGTGCTGTGAGGGGTGCATACCGAACTTTTCGAGCAGACGTTCAGTCTCTTCGAACATCTCGACGCGCTGCTCCTTATTTTGCAATTCCATGCGTTTAAGGAACTTGCTGTCTAACTCGTCTTGTTCCTGTTTAGCACGATGTATCTCGATGTACTTCTTCGCAAGCGTCACGAACCGCAATTCGCCCGAAGCGTCTTTGACATAGAGCGCAACGACGCTCATGTCCGTAGGATCGTATTCTACGAAGAAATCCCTGCCCACATTCTTGCGTAAGAAGTCCAGATCCGGCTGTCCATCCGCCGTAAGCACCTCCCACGTATATTTTTGCCCCTTAATCGTCTTTTTCAGGCCGCCTACCGTAAACTTGCACGAGTCCTTATCGTCAAGGATTCCGAACAAGCTAAACATATCCTGTGCCGACACCTTTTTCGACTCCTCGTTCACGCTTTCCCGGTACATATCGATCCTCCGACGGCCCGTATCCGGATGCTCCGCTTCGTTCCACTCGCGCCTGCGTGCCTCGTAGATCGCTTTAATTTCGTCCAGCGTCTTCAAATTCTTCTGATTAGCGAGGATAAACTCCATATTCGCGCGACTCTCCTCCTTCTTCGTCTTCACGTTCATTCCCGTGAAAAACCAGTCCCGATGCAGGAAATCCGCCTGAAAACGCCCGAAAGCGCTTTCAATGGTTTTAGATTTTCCGTTATAAGGCTGCGTGGAGATTGCCAGCCGCGCCATATCTTTAAAGAACCTGCCGTTTTTCAATTTCCCATGACCGCCCTGATTGTCGAAGCGAATCTCGTACGGCTTATGCCCCGAAAATTTCATCGCCATTTTGTACGCAAAATATTGCGACTCGAAATCCTCTTTTTTACTTATATAGAAGCCCAGAAGCACCTCGCTATACACATCCATCACCTCATACACGCAGCAAGTATCCATCTTGCCCTCGTCGTTCAGATAGTAATAGTTCAGCTTCGTACCGTCGCCATACCATAGTGCATCGCGCATCTGCGGGAGTATCGTCTTATTTTGCCGTGTAAACAACTCCTTCGCCTTCAATTCGCCATGCCGCATCGCGTACCATAGCGGGCGAATCTCCGGACGATTCAAAAAGCGCCGAACCGTGTTTTCCGCCTTGACCGTCTTCCACCCGTAGCCGGGCGCAACAGCGTTATATTCGCGCCATAGCTGTTTCATTGTTACCTTGTTAATCGGGGTCGCATATCGTGCGATAAGCCACTCTTTTGCCTCTTCTTCGAGACGAATAGCGGCCTCATTGCCGTAATTTTTCGAGATAAACGCCGATAAACCCTCTTTTAAATACCGTTTAACCAGTCGTTCAAAACCCCGCTCGCTCTCGGGCAAGGAGTTCGGGAATCCTTTCGTCTGCTGTTCGATAGCGAAAGCCGTCGAATCCGCCCAGAACTCGCCCATCGCGATGCGCCTGTGCGCGCGGATCACCTCCAGCCGCTTCAACAGCGCCCTTACGATCGTAGCATTGTTCGTGTATTTATCGATCGTTTCCGGCGATAGATGCGTCTCTTCCTCGCCGTACGTGTAATTTCTGAAATAGTCGAATGCCTCCGCGTCTTTCGTCAGTCCCGTGTGCTTCGCGTTATTATTCCGCTCGCCCCGAAGACCGAACGC